TTAGCTCTTGGATGACTTGCGCTTGTTGTTTTCTTCTTCCTGGACTAAGGCTCTTAATTTTTTTAGGTATTCATTCTCGATTTGTAGCAATTCATTTTCTTCTCTAAGACGTTCTAACTCTGTTTGTTGCCGTTTTTTTGATTGTTTATCAGCTGACATAATTGTTTGCCGTCCTTTGGAACGATATAAGGCATCAGCACCCTCAGTCTCCCAAATATGTTGCCATTGCCAGATGGTCCCGACATTTGAGATATTAAAATGAAGTGCGGTTTTCGGATAAGAAGCCTTATTCGTTTTCATCCATTTTAAAACATTCATCTTAAATGAGCCATCAAATGTTTTTTCGGGTGATAGGACATCTAGTCCTTTTGGGCCAAAGGCCTTATAACGTTGAACCCACGAGACAACTAGTGAGTTACTCTTAATACCATATTTTCTCGCTATTAATTCATAACCTAAGGATGACGTTAGATAATCCTGAACAACTTTTATTTTTAATGTTTTAGAATATTTGGTCAATATAAAAACCCCCGATATTGGATTTTGGTCCAATATCGGGGGTTCACTTCAGCTATCTAAAGTGATAGCGATCCTTTTTTAATCCATAATGCCCGTGGCAGGCACAGCTATAGCCTATAACACTATGGTGTAGAGCTATTCCGTGTGGTTAGTGTGTGGTTATACTAAAATATCGATTCTCGCTTATTGAAAAAGAGTGTAACAATATTCCTTTATATCAACGATAAATTTATGCCAGTATGTCCCCAAAATGTCCCCAAGATTGATTCGAATAGAGTAGTAAAAAAATAAACCTAACCCACAATTTAGTGAGTTAGGCTTATTTAATATTCTATGTTAGTCAAATGATACCCAAACATTATTGGCTGTGCCAACTGGATGTACCGGCATCCATACTGAATCCCCGCTGTTAGTTGTCCAGTGACACCAAACATAACCGTCACGGACTGCAACACGATCATAGTAGATTGTTGTCCATGCTGGTAGCTTACCGGCATATGGTGCGCTTAGTGATGGTGTACCGAGACGCGCTTGGATTGGTTGATTGCCGTTCTTGAAGTGCCAGTTTTCCGCCCATTCATTAGCATTAGGCGTTGGTTTAACTGGATTGATTGGCGTTGTGTTTGTCCCGCTACCATTTTCAGGTAACCCTGTCTTCAAATCTTGCGCAAATTGGGCTTTAGTAATCCCGTGGCTTGCTAAATAACCATATGGGTCTTGATGGTCGCCCCAGACATTATCAGTAATCCATTTGTGCGTTACAATCCCGTAACCGGTATCTAAATTAGTGCTAATACCAAATTTCTTAGCCGAGTCGCGTAGCAAGTTAACATAAACCGCGTAATCAATCTTAAATTGATTGTTATCGTAGGTGCGGGCCAATTCAACTTGGACTGGTGCATTGGCATTGCCCCATGTCCCAGCACCCCAACTTACATAACCATCAGCACCAACACGATAGACTTGACCACCGTCGCCAACAACGTATTGCGTATAAGCATAGTTAGTGTTCCAAGTGCGTTTCATATACGCGGCATTATTAACTGCTGGCGCATAAGTCCCAGTTTCATGCGCAATCACTAACCGATTATTAGTGCGTTGATTAGAGCCTTCGTTAACACCTAATTGGTAAGTGTTATTGACCGAGTACGCTTGTGCCCCGCCAATCATAGCTGTTGATGCAAATAAAATAGCCGCCCCAAAGGCGACTACTAGTTTATTTAATTTTTTCATTTTGAATCTCCCTTCGTGGTGTCATAGACAACACCAATTAAGCCTAAGATTGTAAGCACCGTATTAACAATACCTTGTACTTGACTAGCTAAATCGTTGCTGAATTCAATTCCGAAAACTTTGGCCACTTGCTGAACTAACACGATGACTAACGCCGTCAGCGAAGTCCACAGCACTTTTGAGTGCCAATCTACTTTTTTAATCATTAATTACCCTCCTATTAATTTTTCAAATAAAAAAAGACCTATTGGAATCAAGATGGCTGTAACAGCTGTCCTTTGAGTCCACTTAGATCTATCATTTAAATCTTCAATATCTTTTTGATTTTCTTTAGCCATCGAATAGGCCTTACTAGCTTTGATTGCCGTTGAATCAAGATTGCTAGTGTTCTCTTCAACTCGAGCTAAGCGCTCCCGAATATCAATCAACATCTCTGTTACGTTTAAATCATCCTTATCGCTGCTCAAACCATGCTATTCCTCCCTAGAATAATAATTTAATGACAATAAAAATAACAACCCATAATAGGATTGCCGCTGGTAACGCGTATTTTAAGCCTTTAAATAGATCCATTGGAATCACCCATAATTTCATCATATTCGGCTTGTGTGATTGCGCCTGATGTTAAGTAGCCACTGATGTCACAACCCCACTCGTGCATTTGTTTAATGAACTCGTAATCAACCATTAACGGCACCGCCCTCTAATTGATTAACTTTGGTTGTTAAAGCCGCCACCTGTAATCCAAGTTGGTTAATTATTTTCTGCTCGGTTGTTGGTCCGTCTGGCACTTCAGGCACGGTAATAACCGGTGCCACATAGTTAGGATTAGCAATGATTGTATTGTCTTTTAATAAATAGAAGGACGATTTGAAGTTCGTCTCAAATCCATCAGGTACAATCCCGACAAACTCTATTGCATTTGGCAAACTGCCTTTTGATGCAAACTCGATAATCTCACTGTTATCATTGACTATTAATAACATTATTTAACCCCCACAATCTTAGTAATGTTTATTGCGCCCGATTCAGCTTTGATATGGGCGATTGTATCGGTATGGCTTCGATAGAAGTTAGTCCTTTTGTTACGCACAACTCTTGCTGTACTTGTGGTCGGAAATTCTAAATCTGCCTCTAGCATATCCGGCGACGGAATGTTAACATCATCATTCAGATTGGTACAATCAATGATAACCCTCTTATTTGTCCCTTCGGCATACCCAGTTTGTCCGTAATCAGTTGTGTAATAGACTCGGATTTTAATGTAGTAAGAAGACCCTGTATCACTAACTAATGGTTGGTCCAATGTAACTGCTGATGTCAATTTAGAGTAGCCTGACCACAGAGTTACTTCTCCCTCTTGGCGCACCCAACCTCCGGTCCCAGTTGAGATATCTCCACCAGTATGGATTGTGCGGTACCACCGATAACCGGTAAAGTTGTCAATAACTTCAATTAGCTTCCGACCATCGTTGGCACTAGTAACATTAACTTCGGCTATCCAAGTGGCCGGCGTATCGGATGTAATAGCACCGGGGTGATTAATTAATTTATAGCCGACGTAAAAACCTGGAGCCAAAGTTAATATATCCGTTTCTTCATCGAGTCCAATTCTGCCGTTAAAAATCTGTTGAACCTGTCTGTGTTCTACAGCGGTCATAAAACCGTTGACATCATCCGAGACTGGTAAATGAGCCGTATCATTCGATCCGATATGAGCCTTTAATTTTCTTCCAAACTCAAAAATCGTCTGATCAAGATTTAGCTTCTTGTTCACCATAATTGAACCCCCTATCTTTACAATAGCCAAACCCGCTAATTATTACTTGTTTATTAGCGGTATCAACCTGGATAACATCGAACCCGTCTTCGGTAGCTGTCCCAACATAACGGTCCTTGTTGTTTGCGTAGAATACGGAGCACGCCACTTCACAGATGGTAATATCACCGTAAGTACTAAGCGCATCCCTGTGCGTATGCCCGCAAAAATAGCCCACTAAATTCCGCGGGCCTTGCCTTGTAAAATCGGCAAAAATTGATACTGGAAAATCCGCATCAGTCGATGCGCCGTGATAATTAGTGCCGTTTCTAAACGCCGCTAGAAGGCTTAATATGATGTCGAAATTCATATAAATTGACCCATTATCGGTCCACCCGCCAATGTTGGCGTTAAGCGGTGCGTGTCCGGAAACGACAACATGATAGTCTTCAGGGACATTATTTAATGCGACGGTAGCGAGCCAAGTTAGTTGCTCTTGTCTAATTGTGTGGCTAAGCCACCGAGCATACTTCAGTGAACCATTCTCGTCAAATAAATCTTCATTGACATCACTCGTGTTCAGCGTAATAAATCTGATTTTCTTCTCGGGATAATCTTTGTAAAAGTAAAGACTGTCACCATTACGGGTCTCACCCTGATTAGTCTCAGTCTGATACATCTGTCTAAACTCTGCGTCGTGCATGAATTGGTCACTGGTTAACGCTTGATTCGGTAATCTCCCACGTCGCGTAGAGCCGTCATCATGATTGCCTAGATTGATAAAGCGGTCAGCATTGCCCGTTGTAGGTTCATCAAGGTAAACGTCTACTAGCGTTTCGATGTCTTTTCTGTCGCCGTTTAAATCAATTAAATCGCTGTTAGTATTGTCGCCATTTAGTAACAGTAAATCGCTCACGTCGGCGAATGATAACAGATTTTTCAAGTGGTTTAATGACCGATAAGCTTCAGGCTTATTACGTGTTAACGTCTCCCAGTGAGTATCGTTCATTTGTGTAAACGTAAATAAATCACTGGTTAGATTGACTTTAACTCGATTAATTTCAGCCTGAAAATAATATGGAGTATAGCCACCGACTACTAAGCTTTCATCAACAGGATTGTTGTTGTGCTCATTGTCTAATCGTTCCCCAAGGGTTTTATACGATGGCTTGTTAGAAGGCTTACGCGCACCAATCACTTCTGGTGCAGCTGTATCGCCACTATTTTTCGTGATTTCTGCCAGTACATTGTTAACGTTGTCGCTAGTATCCTGCACCTTCTTTTCAGACTCATCTTGTCGGCTAGCCGTATTAACGGCTGTCTCTTTAGCTTCGTTTGCCGTTACTGAACCAATTTCAAGTGATTGATACATTGCTTCCCGTGTATCGACACCTTTCTGCTTATGCTTAATCGAATCTGACCGTAGCTTTACCCGCGGGTCAGCCTTAGCTGGGTCGTAATCTTGCGGGAAGTTATTCGGGGTTGGGTCTCTGTAATCGACTTGATTTGCCACTATTTATTACCTCCTTCTAACGTAGTTATGCGTTTTTCAAAATCTTCATTTTTTGTTTTCTGCTGATTGTTAGTCATTAACTGATTAGCATTAGTTGTTTCTTGAGTTGTTTTAAATGTCTCTAAATCAAGCACGTTTTGACCGATTTCACCGAGGTTGGTAATGATTGTAGTCGTTTGGTTTTTTAGTTCCGTCAATTTGGTCATGATTGCTTTGAAATCCGTATCACCGATGTTCTCAATTAACTTGTCGTACTCGGTTTTAAGACTAGTCAACTGGTCAGTCGTTTCGGCTAATTTCTTAGAGGTTTCAGTAATTCGTAAATTCTGGCCAATTAAATTAGACCGCAACACGCTAATCTGTGCTGTGGCCTTTTTCTGTTTGATATTATATTCGGACAATGTTAGTTCTCTATCACCAATCGTCATACTATCACTTTCGGGATTGTCTAAATTGAGCGTCATTGTCACAATGCGCAGCTCATCGTCAATCCCCATATACTCATTAATTAGCTGATGATAATTACCGACTGCAAAGTTATCAATAGCCACTCCTAATGGTTTTAAATCAATCGCAGCAATCTGATAACCAACTGCAATAGGCTTGTAATTATTGAACCAAGTATCAGCTTTTGACTTCAAAATACTAGCATCATGTACATCATCCCAATTTTTAGTACCACTAATACGGCCAAATTGATTGATTAAATCACTACGCTCAATATAATCCCTTCCACCATTTACACTACCAATCGTTAGTCGTGGGCTCGCAACATCCGATCCGGTTTCCTCATTTTGATTGGTTTGTTCGATGGTCGCGCCATATGGATAAAATACTGAATAAACAGACGAAGGATCTAACTTACGCTCCATTGTTTGCAAATTTCGATTGACATCAATTATTTGTTTAGCATGTCTGCCAACTTCTTTAATCCAATCAATATAAACACCATCAGGTTCATGCCGTATACGTAGTTCCCCCCCCCATTTATTAATTAGCTTCTCAGTAATCACTGCCAGTGTGGAAGTCCCCGGTTCAACATAGTGATAGACATTGTCAGTTGAATTGGTAATCTCAATCTTGCCGACTTTGAATTGATGCACGCTTGGTACTTGCTGATTATGAATGCCAATCAAATTTCTGAAGTCTTGCGCTGGTGACGTATTTTGCGTTTTTTGAAATGGTTGTTTTGAGTCGTTTAGGTAATCAAGCTCACTAGAGCAGGTGATATTTTTGTAGAATCCTGTATCATCGTACATTTCTTCAGCAAATAAAATACGTCCGCGAGATAACTCATGACCGTCTATTTCAGAATCAATTCTGTACGTTGAAACCATCCCTTGAATTTCATTATAGATTTCAGCGAACGGATACAACTTAAATGTGAACTTATCAGACACATTAATGCCAATACCTAACTGACCGTCTACAATAATTTGATCCGCATAACTTGCTTGGACTACTGTGCCAATCTTGTCATTTCCATTTTTAAAAAGTGTCACGCGATACATCAAAGGACCTCTTTTCTAAACTTAAAATAAATGGTCCCATTACCGGTTAAAGTAATAGAATTCTCACCTTTTTTAAAGCTGAGAGGCGTACGAGAGTAACTCCCAGATTCTAAGTTGACCGTCTGTCCGTTCAAATTAACCGTGAGCGTGCCAGTAACTTCGATATCTGGCGAAATCTTACCGACTGATTGATTGTAGATAGTCACAGTCTTGCTACCACTTACAGTCAATTTAGTTAGTTGCGCAATGTCCAGTTCAAAATTAAAAGTGTCCCAAACATCGTCGCCCTCCAACTTATTTGAAATCTTAAAAGGATAAGCTGTAAAGATTACTTCTAATGTGCCAATCCCTTTTCGCTCAGTAAAAGATGGTGCCTCTTGAATTTCAGCTAAAAAATAATAGCCTGGAACAGCTTCATCAAATAGCTTGCGCTGTGTACCAGGCACTAACCAATTCAACGCTTTAATTTTGAAAGTATTCATAACATCTTTGCGTAGTGATTGATAATCGCCCAGATTGAACGTGTACTTTAATTGGCGCTCACCATATTGCTCGCCCAAAATTGGCGCATAGTCATAATAACCATTGCCATTTGGGATTGCAATCCGGCGTTTCTTCTTAGCAGGATTGCCGATCTCTTTGGCATTGATCGTTAACCCATAGTCATCAAAGCTAGATTGGTTATCCCAATAAATCTGCTTCCATTTAGCCACTAAAGACACCCCTTTCTGTTAACACATTATTCTGCATTTGGTTTTTTGAAACTCCAGGCTCTACTATTTTGCTGACCCGTTTACCGTCCATAATCAAATTAGGGTTCTTAACCAAGATTTTAGACAAATAACCTAAAACTTCATCTAATTTGTCAAGTTTATCAAGCTTCTCTTCAAGTCCACTAAAATTGCTAACTTGGACTGTTTGATTGATGATGTTGCTTTTGGAATCGGAGATTTTACCAGCCTTCAGCAACGTTCCTAATGCGCGGGTATTATTAGCAGTACCATTTTTAAAATGCGGAATTGATTTTAAAATTCGCTTTGTTTTATTCGCAGGAATGACTCGAGCTCCTCGCTCTAAGTTAGGTAGAAATACATTCCGGCCTTCTGGAACAAAGGCTGATTTACGTGTAATAATTAACTCTCTATAATTCGAGCCTTTTTGATCATTAACAAGTGCGTCACCACCACTATGAAAACTCGTCCCACGTGCATGACCTGTAATTTTTTTTGTAATTGACTTAAAAATAGAGGTTAAAGTAACTGTATGGTCTTTTTTGCGACTAAAAATATCAACCGCATTTGATGCTGAGCTTGCTGGCCCTGAAGCATTATCATTTGCTTTTAAATTCTTAATCTTAGGATTGTTTCGCTTAAAGTTATTAACATTATCATTCGCGGTTGTAACAGCGCCCCCTAATCCAGCATCATGTGCTTTGAGCCCTTTGCTCTCAGGATTATTTTGCCTGAAACCTACCAACTTGCCATCGGCATCCGTAACAGCAATCCCTAAACCGGCATCGTGTGCTTTTAATGGCTTGCTAGGTGGATTATTAGTTTTGAATCCGTCAACTTGGGCATTGCCAGCAGTAACTGCCCCTGCTAATCCGCCATCATGAGCTTGCAGTGGTTTACTTGCAGGATTGTTTGTCTTGTAGTTGTCCAATAAGATGCCAGCATCAATTAATTTCTGCCGAGCATCTGTATTATTAATTAATAGATCTTTTTGTTTTTGAGGCATATCATTCCAAGCACCGTATTTGATAACCATATCCGCTAAATCTGGTGCACCTTTAGTGTTAAGAATGGCATTCTTTTCTTCATCAGAAAGTCCTTGCCACACACCATATTTATCCAATATGTTAACTAAAGGTACAGTTGCCTTATCTTTAACCAATGCTTGTTGCTCTTTAAGTGTCAACATGTTCCATTGACCACCCTTTAAAAGTAAATTAGCAATCGGTGACGCATCGCCGTGCAAGATAGCTTCTTTTTGCTCTAGTGTGAATTGGTCCCAAATACCGAACTGTTGAATGATATCAGCCATTTTCTTATTACCCTTAACAGCAACGATGGCTTGTTGTTCTTTCCACGTCAAATCATCCCACTTACCATTCGCGAGCGCGACTTCACCAATCATTAACTTAGCATTACTGCTTAAGTTAGCATGTTTTAAATCATAGGTGAGTTGGTTCCAACCTTTTTGCGATTGGGCAGCTTTGTTAACTTCCTCTTGGGCGTTGGTTTTGACCTTGCCAGTTTTAGGGTCAAAGATTAACTTATTCCATTGCTCATTTGCTTTAGCTGTTTTTTTCGACATGTTAGCAGTATCTGCGGCAACAATCCCCGTACTTTTTGACATATCTTGGCTTTGAGTTTTAACAATTTTAGCCGCTTGTTCGTACGTATACCCAAAATTTAATAAATCTTGAGTAATCTGGTCTTTTGACTCGCCATTAGCCTTGGCAAGCTTGAATACAGACGCAACCATGCTTTCTGTAGAAGCGTTGTGCTCTGCTTTTAATTGCTTCATGTATGCACCGTACTGTTTAGCAGAAATGGTATTGTCTGAGTATGCCTTCTTAATCTTTGCTGCTTGTTTTTGATAAGTTTTTTCTTCTGATCTAAATTGACTTGTTAAATCATCAATCGCTTTGCCACGTTGTTGATGATTCATCGTGTCAATATCGCCATTTAAAGCAGCTATTACAGACTTCTTAGCCTTGCCACCAATTTGTAGAAGCTTAACTTCATCAGCATTCATACGCGTACGCCCATTAAGTACAATGGTACGTTCATCATCGGTTAGTTTTGAAACATCGCCATTATGTTTTTTGAGTACAGATTGGATTAACTCATTTTGTTTCCTTGCGTCCGCTAAAATTTTTGCATTTGCTTTTTTGCGGTGTAAAACATTTGCTTGCGCATCTTTTTTTGCAAAACCAGGTAGGTCGTTAATATCATCTTCCATTTTTTTAATGGAATTGTTTGAATCTGTGACCATCTGCTTATACATATCAGAAAAATTAGAAGCTACTTGCTTAGTTGTCGTTTCTGTTTTTCCGTTAAAGCCTTCGAGCGCGGCAGAAGCTTGCGTTGAGAATCCTTGCATTTTAGTTAGCGATTTATCAGCAGAATCACTTACATCAGTCCCCCAACGTGAAGTTCTATCAGCTGATTCCACAGCTTTCTTACCCCAAAGCTCCCAAACAGCCACACCAGCGCCGACAACTGCTATTGTTCCTAATACATATGGATTTAATAGTGACAATCCGCTACTAAACGATCCTGCACCCTTACCAGCACTAGTTAAAGCTGTCCCAGCGCCTTCAATACCCGACTCAGCCACTTTAGAAGTTCCTGAAACACGGCCAAGCATTTTAAATAGTCCGCCAAGGCCGGAACTAACTGAACCAGTTACTTTGAGTACATTTCCTAAAGTACCTGCAACTGGCCCAATCGCGGCTGCAAACAATGCCCATTTAATTATGGATCGTTGAGTGGCACTGTCCATGTTTGAGAATGCTTTTACCATATCGGTTGCTTTTTCGATTAGAGGCGTCAATGTTGGCAATAGCTTTTCGCCAAACTCAATGCCTAAAACATGGATTGATTCTTTAAACCGTGCTACCTTGGCGGCCTGCGTATCGTTTAATTGGTCGGCAATTTTTTTGGTTGTCCCAGCTGAATCTTTCGCGCCCTTGGTATATTTACGAAGTTCATCACCACCGGATGAAATTAAGGCATTCATCCCAGCTTGTGCTTCTGTACCAAAAGCCATGGCGATTGAAGAAGCACGCTGTTGGTCCGTCCAACCGGCAGTATTGTTCTTAATCTTGTCAATGATTTCAGGCAAGGTTAAAGTACCTTTCTTGAAATCTTCAACAGAAACGCCCATTGCTTTAAATCCGGCAACGTTTTGTTTAGATGGTTTCATTAACCGAGTTAAAGCACCACGTAAGGCAGTACCAGCAACCGAACCTTCAATACCTTTATTACTCATAATACCAATCGCAGCAGCCGTTTCTTCTAAGCTAATACCAGCGGCATGAGCGGATGGTCCGACATAAGTCATCGCTTCGCCCATATCTTGGAAACCTGCAGCTGTAGCATTAGCAACGTAAGTCAAACTATCGGTTACACGGCTTGTATTCTTAAGCATCCCAGTTGTTGACTCTGTTTTTAACCCGAATTGTTCAAGAACAGATGTCGATACGTGCATAACGTCATTAAAGTCATCGCCAGATGCCTTAGCAGCGTTCAATACAGCGGGCATAGCACCCATTGTTTGTTGAGCAGTATAACCACGCTTTACCATTTCGGTCATGCCATCATTAATAGCACCTGTAGAGACCCCAAATTGCATAGCCCACTTCTTTGATGAGCTACTCATCTGATCCAGCTCACTTCTAACGGAAGCCGTAATCTTACCGCCATTGGTTAATAACGGGCCAATCGCGCTAATTTGTGAGTTGAAATCAATTGCAGACTTAGCAGCAGCGGTAAAGCCACCTACGATTGGCGTGGTGATGCCAATTGTGGCTTTTCGACCTAACGAAGTAAGCTTCTCACCTGCTGTGGTGGTGGCATTGCCAAACTTAGTTAGCTTTTCGCCAGCTTTAGTCCAGCCACTTTCTTGAATAGCAATCGCTCTAGCAGTAGCTTGCATCTTAGCTTCTAATCTTGAAGTAGACGCTGCTGTTTTGTTGTACTCGTTTTCCAGTCGTGAGAGTTTATTTTTTTGCTCATCTGTCGCGCCGTTTACATCTTTAATGCTAGATCTATAACTTTCAAACTGACCTTTTTGTTGAGCAAGTAACGCATTATATTGTTTTAATTGCTTGCCCATTGTGGCGTAATTTGTTTTTAAATCATTTATACTCTTACCACTCGATTTAAAGGCTGTTTCTTGCGCCCTAACCGCATTGCCAGTTGCTTTAATCTGTTGTTGCAAAACACGCGTTGACTGCTTAAAAGGGTTAATATCAAGCGAAACAGTACCCGAAATGTGTCCTAAACTTCCTGCCATTTGTTTTCCTCCTTTCTAGTGGAATAAAAAAGGAAAGGCCTTATCAATAGGCTTTTCCTTATCTTCTTCTGGTTCATTTAATTTAACGATTAAATCTAGATCATCTAGTGAGAGATTTAAAATTTCTTTAACCTTGTAACCAGCGTTATTCTGTAAACTTTTCATCATTGAAAAGTAGCTATTAATAGCATCTTGAATATCCTTGCTAGTTACGTTTTCTATAAATTTTCGTCTTCACCACCAAGCGCTTGTTCAACAAATCTATTAACAGTGGCGATATTCTTGGGGTCTAATCCCTCGTAAGCTTCCTTTAAAGAGAATTGATTGTCGAAAAATTTAGACAAGAATTCGCAGATGTCACTTAAGTTGTCCTTTAAATCTTTAGCTGTTTCTGAATCTTTTTCAGCACGTTTTTGCTGTTTTAATTGAAGTTCCAATGCTAAAAGCGTGTCCGCCAAGCTGAGCGGTTTCGTACGTGTAAACTTTTTAGTTTCACCATTAATATTCAATTCAATTTCCATGTGTAGAACCTCCATTGATTAATCCAGCCACCAACCAACTCAAGAGAGTGAGTGTGCTCTAATATGCATTAATTATTATCAGTAACGGTAATATCACTATCAGCAGTAAAATTACCATCTGTAGTTTTAACTGTAACCTTGGCATTGCCTATAGCTTTAGCAGTAACTAAACCACTAGCATTTACTGACGCAACCGTTTCATTAGAACTACTCTAAGTAACACTTTTATCGGCGGCATCCGCTGGGGTAACCGTCTCTGTTAATTGTGTAGTTTCACCAACCTTAATGGTTGCTGTTTTCTGATTTACGGTAATGCCAGTTACACTTTTGGGGACGGTTCACCGTTAAATACCATCTTAGTAAAGGCATCAAGCTTGAAGTCTTTGTTATCTTCACGCCCGATGAATAACATATCTTCTTCTTCACCGCGAGCAACGAAGTTACCATTAATAGAATCTTCGGCAACTTCAATCTTGTCTTCTTTGGTCTTCAAATCCATACCAGGCAAGTTAAATTTACCCTTTGCCAAACCAACGTAGCAGTATTTGTTATCGTCCATTAAGGCGCGGAACATGACAGCCACATCAGGAACTTTAATTGTCTTGGTGTAACGTTCAATTCCGCTTTCGACCGTAACGCCTAACATCTGTTGCTTATCAATTGTTGGCAAATCAACTAAACCTAATTCAAGTTTTAATTCGGTAATGCCGGCTGGAATAACCAAGTATGGGCCGTCATCGGCGTAGATCGTTTCTAGTTCATTAGTAATGTCTAATTTCGCAGAACGCATCCCCGGAATTTTAAAAATCTCACTGTTCGTTTTTTCGTCTTCTACTGTTGCATATTGAAATTGTGATAAACCAATTTTAGCTTTGCTCATTGTAAATCCTCCCTCTAAATAGCCCTGTTACCATGATTTGTTCTGTGTAATCAGGGTCAATTGAACGTTCAGGTTGGTAACGTTCATAACCATTTTTGTGTAATTCTTGATAAATAAGGTCTTGCATTAGTGCTAGACCACTTGTATCTTTTTTATTTATCCAAAAATCTACTTGGACAAATGTGTCCACTAAAAAACGCTCATTATCTGCATAATGGGCGTCTTCTTTGGGTACTGGAGTCACTCTAATAACTGGATTAGACTCGTTTTTTTGATAATCTTCTGGGATAGCAAACGTATAAATTGGCATAATAGCTAATGATTGACCACGAATACTATCCATTAAGCTGACTAGTGCTTTAGAATTTTTTAAAATGTTTCTAACGTTAACTTCAGGTAGATTAGTCATCTAGAAGCCTCATTTCTTCGGCGTAAACTTCTAGAATCTCATCACGAGATTGCTCCTGTGCTTTGATTGAGAAGTTTTGAGCCGGTTGTTTCTTCGTCCCTTTGTCAGGAAAGTGAGCACGCCAAGCACTTTTACCACCGTAGCCGACTTGTTTTTCAAAGCGTCCAGTTGAAGCTTTCATTGCGCCCGTTTTAACGTCACTTTCAAGTGCACCGGAATCTACTGGCGTATCAGCCTTAAGATGCTTAGCAAAGATTTCAGCGCCCTTATTGATGCTCTTACGCGCCTTTTTAGGCGCTTCAACTTCAAGCCTTGTGACGTTCGCCAACATTGCATCCATGCCCTTCACTTCACCAACACCCCCTTAATTTTCGTAAGGTCGTGGTTTAAGAAGTCTTCTTCAACTTGGACAATTTCATAAACTCGACCATCAAAGTCAATTTTCCAAGTCTGGTCAACTAACTTATTTTGACGGTAACGAATATAGAAATCAGTTGTTTCTTTAGTTATTTCTTTGAATTCTTTGTTAGTCGACTTAGCAACCTCAGCCCAACAGCTGTATTCGTCGGTTCGAATATTTTCGATTGGTACACCATCATCATTGACACCAGGAGCTAAGCTAAAAAATGTAATGCGGTTATTCAACCGGCTGATTATCATTCGCTTCACGCTCCTTGTCATAGTAATACTGCCCGCGCAGCTGCTGGATAAGTGGTACAACTCCATATGGTATATCATTCGAATAACCACGGCTCCTATGATGGAATTACGGACAAACTGTTCGATATAATACATCATAAAGGAGCTTTTTATTATGGCAATTAAATATTCAAATGAATTTAAAGAATCGATTGTTAGCTTAAGTCAGACTGGCCGTTCGGCCAACTCACTGGCTAAAGAATACAACGTCAGTGTTTCAACGGTCACTAAGTGGATTAAACAAGCTGATCCTAACAACACTAAAGTGCTATCATCAAATGAACGTGCTCTGATTAAAGAAAATAAACGGTTAAAAGAAGAACTTGATATTTTAAAACGAGCGGCGGTGCTCATGGCAAAAAGCTAATTATTAAAGGGCGTGCCCTCGTGTTAGAAGTCGTCAACGCTAATTTACTTGCTGGGCACCGCATTACGCGTATCTTATCAGTACTCAAAATTCCGCGCTCAACCTACTATGATTATCTACATTGGCAGCCAAGTAGAACTGAACGCCGCCGGCATTTAATTAAACAAGAAGTGTTAACGGCTTGGTTAAGATATCCAATGTATGGCTACCCACGATTAACGATCTTACTAAATCAACAGTCTGATATTCACGTTAGTCAGCGTCTGGTCTATCAACAAATGTGTGAATTAGGGATTAGATCTAGAATGGTTAAACGAACCAATAAGCCAACCACTCAGACTGATTATGATCAGCGACCAAACTTGATTAAGCAGTTAACTGATCAATCTGGTATTTTATTGACTGATATTACGTACATTCCCCTTAACCATACTTGGTGTTACCTAGCTAGTGTCTATAATCCAGTAACCCGACGGGTTATTGCTTACCAACTTAATACGCAGATGACTAAAGAACTAGCGACTAACGTTATTACCCAAGTCATGGCGCAAGCAGTTAAACCACAAATTATTCATAGTGACATGGGAAGCCAATACACAAGTGACTTATTTGAAAACACTTTATCGAAGTATGGTATCAAGCATTCTTACTCCCGAAAGGGTCAGCCCGGCGATAACGCGCGAATTGAAAGTTTTCATTCAATTTTGAAACGTGAATACGTTAATTTCCAAGATTTTAAGACAATTCATGAAGCAATCGCCGGAATTGATAACTATATTCGTTGGTATAACAGTGATCGTATTTCACTTGTAGCGTAGCTACAGGCTATTAAATTCAATAATGTTGGGGCTTATTTAATATACTCTAAAGCGTTTTTAAAATCTGAACGGGACTAAAACTTCGGCCTCCGAAAATTAAATTAAGTAATTTAAATTGAAAGTCAAATTTGTTCGTACTTTTATGTCCGGATTCTTGACATAGGAGCCCACCGATTGTTGATGTCTGTACACTAGCTAATCGATTCTCATACCAATGAGCAGTGAGTAGTAGTGCCGCACGATCAAAAAGCTTATATTTATCAAAGATTTTAATATCCGCTGTAACGTCAATGGCATTCTTGATATATTCCTGTCCTGACTGATAAAGATTATCAACCAAATCATCATCAAGTGTATGATCAATGCGCAGATAGTTTTTTATCTCTTCGGTTGTCATAGGCAATCACTTATTTGGAAGCCGGAGACGTCACAACATCTTTTTGAGTTACGAAAAACCCCGCCTTGGTATCCGCAACTTGTGTATCAAAGCGCATAACACCTGCTAAATATTGGCCATAGATGTCATTGTCCATCCAGCGTAGTGATAATTGTTTGCGGTCAAAGAACTTAACAGCACGTTTTAAATCGCCAACAAACGCTACTGAATCGCCTTGTTTGCCTAATTGTGTGTCAGGAACAACCGCTACTGGGACATTACCACTTAATACTTTGCCAGACGCGCTAGTAATTGAATCTTGTAATAAGTAGCGGCCATTGTTGTCTTTTAAGGTGTCTAACCAGTTGAAGAAAGTTTGAGAAGCAACGATTGCTTTTGAGTAAGCCGGATCTAATTCGACGTTAAGCAATTGCTTGACGTCATCAAAAGAGCTAATCTTCTTGGCTGTCATCGTTTTTGCTTTTTCTAAAATAGCAGCGTTAGAAGTGTTGATATCCCGTTGTGCCATTTGGTCAGCCACAATACCGTCAACATTTACCGCGTCGTCAATATCTTCTTGTGAGATTGCTAATGCGCCACGACGTGTTTGAATCTTATAATCAACTTTATTGAATTTAGGCTTAGCTAATTCTGGGTTCTTTTCCAATTCTTCAACTGTTGGGAAGACTTCGCTTACATTTTCTAAAACTGGGTAAGTCCCACTCATAGTAGTTACTGGGATTACATCAACGAATTGACGTAAATCTACAACCGTTTTTAACTCTTTTTCAGCAGAATAAACAATATCTTTTGGCAAGATTGCTTCGTTATCTACCGTCGTTAAGCCTGCGCGAATTTCGCCTTTTGATGCAATATAGTGGCGTAATAAGTCGCGTTGTTCAACATGTTCATCTGTTTTAACTTCTTTTTTAGCGCCTGTTTCGATTTTTCGTTGTTCGGTAATACTCTTTAAGTCAGCCAAAGTATCACGTTTTTCGGCTAATTCTTTCTTACCGTCGTCTAACGTTTTTTTGAGTGAGCGAACTTCTTCAAGTTTGCCGTCTTCCGCTAATTTATTGGCTGATTCTAGATCAGTATTAAATTTTGTTTCTAAATCTCGAATTTCTGCTTCGAGTGCTTTAATTTTTTCGTTTAGCATTTAAATGCCTCCTAATTTTTTGCACAAAAAAGAGCTTAAATAGTCATAAGCTCCAGTTCTGATTTTAATTTGTCTAGATCTGATGTCTTCTGTTTAATAAACCGTTGCGCCACCGACACATCTGTGTCTTTGTATGCAGGGATTGGAGTAAGAGTAATTTCATACAATTCCCCGATTTTTAAAATATCGCGCCGATACACAGTGCTTGATGTGTCCCACTTATCTTCGTTAACTGTAAAGCCAAAAGAACAGCCTTGAATATTACCATTGCGCACATTCTCATAGGTATCATGACCAATACTAGTGTCTGGCAAACTTGCCTTAAAATGTAAGCCAGCATCATCTAGTGTTAACTCAAGCGTATTGGCGATGGTCCGGCAAAGTACCGAGTCATAATCGTGGTTAAATAGCATAAACACGTCTCTCAAATCCACATCATCAAAAGCGTGTGGATCTACTTGTTCGATAAACCCGCCCAAGTCTTCGCTGTCACGGTTAAAAACTACCGCCGTACCGCTTACTGTCCTTGTTTCATCATCGCTAGCGGTTAGGTCTGTGTTAATCGCTCTTGTTTCCAGTTTTGGCATTCATATCACCTCCCTTCAATGTCAAATGTGCTTCATCAAGCGGAACGTAATTGCTCATCACGTAATAATTATGCTGATTGTTATCAGGTTGATACCCTAAACGTTTGCGATATTCATCATGATTAATGCCGCCGTTTTGCCACATCTTGATAGATTCTTCAATGTTTGTCTTCGTATCCAATTTGAGCAATCGGCTTACATCAAACTCAAAGTGAAGCTTCAATCTATCCTTAAAATCAAGCAGTTTTACGTTATTTTCCGAGTTAAAAACTGAAAGATAATGATCTAATGAATTTTGAATGTAATCCAAATTCTCTTGAACCACCGAAGTATGAGCTGATTCAATCCCTAGTTTTGATGTAGGAATAGAAAACGCCTTAGCAATCTGCTTAGTAGAATATTGGTTCGAATTAATAAGCTTTAAAACAGATGTGTCAACTTCAATTTGTGTGTAGTCCATCGTGTTATCTAAAACGGTCACGCCTGTGTCATCGTTGTTCGACGCAATAAATTTATTTTTGATGGCTTTTGCCGCTTCAGGTGCTAGCTCTGATTTATCAATTTTTAAAGTGCCTCGGCTGTGCAATCCAGAATTAAAAAAGTCCATCAACATACGATTGCCGGAATCTTGCACTTCAACTTCATTTCTAAGTGAGTGGAGTGGTGAGATACCAACAATACCGTTAGTGGAAAAATATTTATAGTGCAGAATGTCATCGGCTGCTAAGTCATACTCTCGAGCGTCATCGTCGTTAATTTTGTAAGTTAATACATCACTTTCATCTCGGTAAATAGTGACCCATGACGGCTTAATCAACCGCAATTCAAGTGGCTTACCCTGTTTATCTCGGTAAACACGTGCATAAGCATTGCCTGACAGTAACAAGTTGGCAGCTAGCGCGAACTTAAACGTCCAAGCAGTCATCGTCTCATTTGGCTTAACGTTCAATAAGTAATTCAAATCATCTGAGATTACATTGTCTTCATTGCTAATTAACTTAATCGGATTTGTTGCGATATCCTGCGATACGACCTTAACCGCGGTAAACACATCACTATTTCTCAAATAAGAAACTGAAACATAGTTTGGCGATTGTTTCCCAGCGATAATAGCTTGCATCGTATTGTAATTTTCATTGTTCACCGGTTTAAAAAATCCCATTTAATCACCCCCTTTCCCGCATTTTAAAAAGCAATAGAGAGAGTGTTAGTAATGTTGCGCCGGTCCCAATCAATCCCACAGTTATGGAGATTGAGAAGTAACCAATGCATAAAAATAGCACGCCAACAATAAACATAATGGCGTGCGCATAATTGTCTAAAAAACTCACTAAGACACCTCCCCTAGAACGTGAATTCATTAATGTAAAAATCATTGTCAGCAATATTTGAATGCTTAAAATCATGTAATACTGCTCTGGTCCAAGCGTCCATTCCTGCTGCCAGCGGGTCAATCTTGTTGCGATACATAGCCTTATCAATCATGACAGCATCATTAGTCTGTTTTAACACTGCATTGTTGACTGCAATCTCTAACAATTGATTGCTTGTATGGATAATATTCCTGTCTTGTACGTATTTTCTGAACTGTTTGGTTGGTTCTGATAACGTTGCGTAACCTTGCGCCACATCAACCATTTCGAAATCTTCCACCAAGTTATTAATAATATTGTTAGCAGAATAGCGGTCAAAACAGATGTTTTTAACATTAAATTGGTATTTGTCCACTAACTGATAAACAAAATCAATAATCTGCTGATCATCAATATTTCCAGTTTCTGCCTCTGATAGCGTCACAAGTCCTTTATTAGCGAGTCGGTCGTATGGAATCTTATCCCTGTCAATCTTATTTTGAAGCCCGCCACGAGTCCCAACAAACGCGTGAGAGTCGATGAAAAACTTATTCTCGTCTTCTAAAGGCACAATCCAACTAACGGCAGATAAATCACCTACGCGAGCTAAATCCATACCAATATAAACATCTTTATTCATTAAATCTGGTTCGATTTCAATCTCAGTATCTTTCCAATCCTTAATCTTGATGTAGCTTTCAGATGATTCTTGCTGCCACATATTGAAGTATTTGATTAATGCTGGTGGTTGATTGTCCTTATCCGTAGCTTCTTGCCACTTAGCGCGAATATTCGGTAGAAGTTTCTCCTTAACTTTTTCATCAAATAAAATCGGATTGCTTTTAATCCAATTGGCTTCATCGGCAATTTCTGCTTCATTATCTTGTTCATACCACACGCAAAAATAACTTTCATTAGTAATTTTGCCACTTAGAATATCAGTCACATACGGATATTCTTGTGTACAGAACCATGCGTTAACCTTTTCTGATACTGTCGAGATGATCATTAATAACGCTTGGCTTTGTTGTCCTTGAGACGTTTCTAATACGTCTACAAGCCCGTAATCGGTCGAACGTGATTGTTCATCAATGATGCCCAATAATACGTTCAACCCATCCAAACTGTTGTAATCGCTTGATAGCGGCATAATATAGCTGCCAGAACCGTCTTGACGTATTTCGGATTTAAGCACGCTGGTGGCTTTCTTAATGATTTTTGACTTACTTCTAAGTTGTTTCAAGAAGTTAACAATCATGTTATAGACAACTTTGGCCTGTTGCCGTGTATTAGCTGCGCAATAAATCTGACGATCATACTTAGGGATTTCTTCGTAAAGCAGCATGTAAAGCGCAATGCCAGACACGACAAGTGACTTACCTTGCTTACGTCCCATTGATATTACTGCTTTTTTAAACCGTCTAAAGCCGGTTTCTTTGTTTTTCCAGCCAAAGAGAGAGCCGACGATAAACTTCTGAAAGTTAACCAGTTTTAATGGTTTACCATCATCTGGATTAGGTAACATTTCGATGAATTCAATCACACGATTTGCTTTTTTAACGTCAAAAAAATAAGGATAATCGCTATCCTTACTATCTGTCAGATTCTTTAAATGTCGTGCGCAGGCTTGAATTGTTTTCTTACCAGCAATGATTTTGCCATCAACAATTGCTTGCGCATATTCAGTAGTATAATCAATCACTTAAATCACCGAACTTCGCAAACGGGTCATCAGGTTGTTTATCAATTTGTGGTACCACAAGCTTCATACGCGAGTCGAGTGTCATGCCTAAGCTGCCAGCAGTTGCTCTAATTTCTTTCGACATGTCGGTCATAATGTTAACCGAGGGGTTCTTCTTGTCTTCGATTAACAAGCCGCGATTGTCAACATCTTGAGATGCCATAATGTATTTCGAATAGGCATTGCAGTATAAACTTAATTGCGTTTGGTCTAGCTTAGTAATGTGTAATCTCTTTAAATCCACAACCACGCGTTTGTATTCTCGCTTGGCATCGTCGTCCAGCCACTTAGGCGGGGTCGTCGATAATGCAGGGAAGTCGCTCGCCATTAATTCTGATTCATTCCTAACGTCTTTCTCATCGTTAGTTAGGTGTTTCTTATTGTTTCCAGTAGGTTTTCTAGGTCTTCCAGCCATGATATTCTCCTTTCGAAAGTTTTAATTTAGGGATATTTACGCGAAGAAAGGAGGAGTCCGTTCATTCTCGCTTCTAAACCCTACAGCCCCAAGGGCTGACAGGGTACCTGAAATACAGTCCGGCTACTTTCCCCCGTACCATCTTCCTTTGTAAATTTTTTCGTGACAACTTTTGCAAACAGATTGTAAGTTGTTTTCTGAAAGTCTAAGAGACCAATCAACTTTAGTTTCTATCTTATGATGAACTGTTGTTGCTTGTGTCACACGATCGTTAGACAAACATATCTCACACAAAGGTTGTCTAATCAATTGCAACTCACGTGCATGCTTCCACTCTTTCGAGTGATAGAACTTCAAGTAATCGTGTTGATTAATCTGTCTGTATTTGTTGTACTCTTTCGAAGCGTAGTCACGATGCGCATCACAATACTTGTCATTAATGCTGATTAAAGTATGACAACCAGCTTTACCACACTCATGACTTAGCATGCTTGCGTGCCTCAAGCATATTAGCTATCGACTGACTAATCTCATGACCATCTAACATATGTGTAAACACTTCTCCGTTGGCATAGATAGTTACCACATCAGACAGCCAGTTGATGCCTCTAGCCCTTCGATACATCACGCATCACTCCAATCTGTGTAATGATTGCTTTACCATATTGTTCCAAGGCTTCTTCAAAGCTAATCTTATTGACCTCAGCATAGTTGCTGGTCATGAAGTAAAGCAATCGTATGATGACAAACTCTAGCTCGTTAGTCTCAACGCCCTTCGGCACATTGATATTAATCTGTGGGTCAATGCCACGCTTGATAATTTCATTGGCGGTTAGTATGTTTCTGGTCTTCATGTGAATCCCCCTCTTTCTGTACAAAAATATGCCGCTCATCCGAACGACGTTTCTCATCTATCTTCTTCTGTTTGAGCCACTTCTCTAACCTGGCATCGGCTGCCGTCCATTCAGGTGTTTCGTAGCCGTACTTTGAATGTATTAACTTCGGCATAGCATTAATCAACTACTTCCCAATCTTCGGCAAGCATATCGGCTTGGCTCGCTAACCAACCTGGTTGCCATTTTTGTTCTGCCGTCCACATCACAATATATGGTTGACAGTCTAATGGCGTATCCTTTCCAATGCGCTTAATGGTTCGGGCGTTTGCCTTACCTGCTTCTAAATATAAACTTGGCATTAACACAAGCCACATTCCTTTACCGTTCCACCCTTTACGCGCTACTTTGTTACCTTGTTTTAATTGTTTGATCGCTTGTCCAAAATCCATTTAAATCATCTCCACTTTCCGCATTTTTTGCATTCTTGATAATAAAACTCACGCGTAGCATGAATTACATGCTCTTCATAATCGTGAATACAGGTTTGTTGTTTAATAAATCGTCTAGCCCAGATGACTACATCGCCTAGCATACGAATGCACCTCGCTTAATTTTACGTACTAAAAAAGCCATAACCAACTGGCTATGACTTGACTATTAATATCGCAGGTGTGGATTTGCACCACACAACACGTTACTGGACTTACCGGCCCATTGCGTCTACCTATTCCGCCACTGCGATAATCCTGCCCGCCACTAATTAAGTCCAACAAGGAATCTCCTTCCTTGCATATTCTTACAGGCAATATTTGATTATTTGATAATACTAATTTAACACGTATTTAGGGGCTAAAAATCCGCAAATAGTCCATAACTAATACAATCCGAGCTTCGAACCGAGCCTCTCAATAAATTTCGATTTGAGTTCAAATGCCTTGCTGCGCCCAACGAATATCTTATGTTGTTCAATCAAACCTTCAATCGTGTATTCTTGCCGTCTCTTGAAGTACAACTCGTTAATGATGACTTCCGTATCATTCCCAAACTCATCTAATGTATCATCAATCAAATTTCGTTGTCGCTTTAATGCGTTCAAGCGCCGGTCTTCATCCAGAGTAATAATCATCTGTTCTTGTGGTTTAGTAATCGTGCTAGCCCGACCACCACCGATATTCTCATCTGGCGTCTGAATTGGGTACATTAATTCTTGTTCACGTTGCTTAATGTAATCTGGAATATTCGGGTAATCTCTTAGAATTCCTTCGACGCATTTAAATGTTGATCTGCGCATCGGTTAACCTCCTTTAGTCCTTGAATTGTTGCTTGCGCAAATTCCAGTTCATTTTTTAAGTCTGAATTGTAAGTTGCCAACTGCTTCACCTGCTTTTTAAGTCGCTTGTTATCAGCCTTGAGTTGCTCGTAGTTGTCCATTTACTTCACCTCCATAAATTTAACTTTTATAATCAAAAAGTTTCCTTAGCTTAGTCTTCATCGCTTGTTTCCCCCCACTTTATAATTATCTAATCTGTGCTCAATTTTATAAGTAGCAGCACTAATATCTCGATTATGCTTTTCAATTTCTTGCAATAATATAACCATAATCTTGATATTTTTTAAAACTTCATAAAACGCTCCGGCAGCAAAACCTGTTGCTAGTGTTATGATAAATTCTGTCATTTCTTTTCCTCCAACAATTCCGGATTTTTATAAATATTACCGCACACTCTTGTTTCATCTGCCCATTCCCACGCTCTAAACTTAATCTCTCGCATGTTAATCCTCCTATCGTGCAGCACTGCTAAAACTAACACGTGCCGCAATCCTACCTTGTCTGTTAAGCAGCGATTCACGCTTAATCAATAACCGATTGCCAACCGGCTGTACATCAACGATTTCAGATGGATTATTATCACTTTTTAGAAAATCGTTGATTTCTTCGGTCGTTTTGCCCTCAATGTCAACTAAGAAAAAGTTGTATAGCGTTTCATTCATGCCTATCACTCCTCCTGACTGCTAACACAATCTTTTTATTTGATTTACTTTTGAACTATTTCCATTTTGGCAACAGTTGCATTTTTTGAACCAGTTCGATTAGTGGTTATTACGGATAATGTAACAACCACTTACATTTGATTATTCGTTCATGTTTGACGATTATGCATTAATCTTCAAATGTTTAATCAATCTCATCAAACAAACTAATATCATTAACACAGTCTTCTTTAAAAATCGGATATAACATCCATTTCTGCCCGTCCACTGTTGTATACTCGTCAATCTGATAATCCCCGTCATCCGCCTTAGATACCGGCAGGCCATCAAGTGCTAATAAATGTTCTTTATTCAGCAACCCACGATGATTCTGTTGCCACAGCTTCGCGCTGAATCTCAACACGCTAATCACCCAACTCTCTACCGCACATCAGGCAATAATTGATTACTGTATATCCTTGATACATCTCAGAATCAGTTATTTCCAAGTAATATTTACCCATCTCAAGATAGTCTTCATTGCGATCGTAGCCAACACGTTTGACGATAAGGATGTCAACAAACTGATCATCTAATTGTTCGGTTGATTCCATTCGGACTGTTCTAAATGAATCAAGAGCTACGTGCCGCCCGACTGGTAGAGCGCAATCGCAATACTTACATTCAGTCATAAGCTTCCACCTCCTTATTCAAATCCACCACTTCGCCGAAACCGAGCAATCTAACTATTTCGTCAGCTTCATATTTTTCATCGAAATCGGCCTCGCAATCAATAACTAGCTCCGGTGTTACATTAGCAAATCTCCATAGGCAACTATCAATCATGTAACAATTACCCGCTTTAATCCCCCATCGTGGTTCCGGTTCAGGCTCATACCCGTAACGTAGGGCGTCAATTAGTTTCCATTGGTTAGCAGGTAGGTTGATCCACCAGAATAGGTCACTATCGAAAGTTTTTTTATTCATTTCATTCAAGATAGCGGCAATTGTCGTGAATGGTTGCGCCACATTAAGCCTCATCGTCGCTTGTTTTATTTCGTTATCAAGCCAATCAAATATTATTTTTGGTAACTTCACTTTTTCATTCATCACTTAAACCTCCTGCTTTTCTAATCTAATAACCTTATAGCCTTTAATCTCTCGGCCGTTGTCCATGTCGTACTTCAATTTGTATGTTGAAACGTTAAGGAATTCTGCTGTTTTCTTTGCGCTTTCTAGCTCAAAAGACTTTCCATCTTTAATTAACTGATGTGGAATGTCATAATAATGCGATCTTTGACGTGGGATTTTAAAACCGTATAGCTTAGCAGCCTCTTGCACCGCGTCAACTGAACGGCCAACGGCTTTGGCAACGTCTTGCTTTGACATACCGGACTTTAATAATTCGATCATCTTCTTACGTCTCTCCACAACTGTGCTAGGCGTTCTCCTTCTGAACAGAATGCCATATTCGGTTTGAACGTTGGAGAGCAACCCGGTGTTTATGCCTAACTCAGCCATCACATCGTTACGCTTATAACCTTGCTCAATCAGCTGTCTAACTTTGACAGCGATGCGTGCATGATAAGCCTTTACAGTTTCATCAAGCTGTCGTTGCCAATAATCAACCGCATAATACTTATCGCGCAGCTCTTCGACCGATTCTGGTTTTAAAGCTTGTTCTAGCTTGTCTTTTGGGATGATCATTGTTGGTTCATTTGGCTGCTTATTGATTCGCTCTCTGTTTAACTCAGATTTATAATCACTCTCTGCGATAACTTGCCTAGATTTAACACCAACTAACACATACATATTAGTTACTCCCCTTCAATTATTCTGATGGCATCTTCTGCGCTGCGTGCAACACCGTAAAGGAATGGCACATTTTTAAAATATTCTGCGAATCGTTTCTGATCGTCGCGAAGTCTGCCTTTTTCGTTTTTTACTTCAATTAAAATCGCCTTACCGTCTGAATGTCTGAACCCAGTTAAGTCTGGCCAGCCTTTAGGGAACAGTTGAATCACTGCTCCCGACTTTGAATAAGCTCGACCGGCGTTACTTCTGGCGATCGTACAACCGTGTTGACTGACAGCCAGCATAATTTCATTTTGAATCGAGTGTTCTGATTTCAAATAATCACTCCCACAGTTTTTTGGTGTAAGCAGGTGAAGGCAAAGGTGAAGGCACATTGAATCGCTGTATCCCTTGTCGCTGTAAGGTCTCAACCCATTTTTATTGGTAAGGTGAAGGGTACTAAAAACTTATTCCCTATATGGTATATATTTTTATTTATCCTTATTAATATAAAATAAAGTAACCCTTCACCATATATATAAAACCTTGTGAAACATTGATTACAGTAGGCACTATCTGTGAAACAAACCCTTCACTGAAGCCTTCACCCTTCACCTATTTCATAAAATTCAATCGAGAATCAATTTTGATGCTTAAGCCTTCATAAGTGTTTCCAAATTTTGTATGTTTCCTTGTAAACTTCTGCTGCATCTCTCTCCCAAACTTTGTGTTAGACATGCAATATTCGGAATTATCATCCGCCCATTGCTTGTAGACTTTATAAATCTCACTCGCTTTAACCTCAAAGCCGGGGCCTGTTTCGCAGCAATCGCTAACAAATTGACTAATCACATCCATTTCAGCACGATAACCTGTGCTGGCATCTTTAATTACTTTAGGCAACCCTAGTCCCTCTGTCTGCCATTTAAGACAGCCATCTACCGCCCAGTTCATAATCCCAGTTGCTTCACGTTGTAACTTGTATTTAAGGTCTTTATCGACCTTATGGTCCGGAATTTGGACTGAGAACGGAACAAGGATTAAACGTCGCCAGATACCATCATCAGTACCGCGAATAATAGGTTTGTGGTTAGTTGCTAGCCAAAGTTTAAATTCTGGTTCAAACTCGAACTCTTGCCCATATAGTTTTCGGGCGGTAACCTTATCGCCACCAGTTAACTGCTTAACTAAACCTTCATCCATTCGTAAACCTTCATTAGGTTCACTTGACGTGACCAACCTAGCGCCTTTTAATCGGGCAATATCTGAGTTAGGACCACTCGCATTCTGTTTAACCATGATTGAACTAGCTTGAATCGTTTTAGCGTAAGTCCCAATGACATTTGAAATAGTCTCAAGAAAGATTGATTTACCGTTTCGACCATTCCCGAATAGAATAAACATCACTTGTTCTTTGGTTGATCCAGTCAGTGAGTAACCGACAGCTTTTTGAATATAATTGATTAAATCTAAGTCGTTATCGAAGACTTGTTTTAAGAATGCCTCCCACTCTGGTGCGTCAACTGTGTCCGAATACTCCACGCTCGCTTCACGGCTAAACATCTTAGTAATACTGTGGTTTTCCAGTTTGCCGCTGGCTAAATTTACATAACCGTTGCTGGCATTGAGTAGCATTTTATCTTTGTCAAACTCGTCTGGCATTACCGGAATTCGATGTTGCATTTCTTTCATAACAGCCGTCTTAGTCTTATTATTACGGGCTGATTTCAAGAATTTAGCCCACGCTTCTCCAATTTTTTCTTTGTCAACTTCTGGCGGTGCAACTACTTTTTCGTTTTTCATATTTTTAACAATCTCGTCTAACAAACTGTGGACTTTGCCAGAATTATCAGCTTCCCAGTAGCTCCCATTAAAGATATAAAAACAATTATCAATATAGGAATACCGAACCTTATCGCCGAAATGGTCTAAGAATCTATCAACTAATCCTGAATCATCCCATGATCGTGCTGGTAACTCTTTGTGGTTGTTAGTTAGGAATTTCAAATCATACTTTGGTAACTCTCTCTGTGGCTCGTAAACCGCCGTATTTTCATTAATAGCCTTGTTAAGTGTTGCTACCCCATAAGTTGTTTTGCCGTGTTTCTCGTCCCATTTATCACGCATTAAAGACGATTGTCGAAAGATGCTATCCATCTTGCTAAAGTCGCGACCTGTCCAAAATGCTAGGTCGTTAGCGAAGGCTAAATCTGCTTCAGATTGAGAACTGTAAAACTGCTCCCAGCCACCACCATAAAGCAGTAAGAATCGCTTGCCAGTTTTAGACTTTGAAGCCTTATCAATGATTTCTTGTTCGGATAAATTAACCGTTTGTGTTGGTTGATTGGTTGGCAACTGTAGAACCTTGTCACGGCCCAAATACTTTTCATACAAGTATTTAAAGTTGCTTGGTTTAATCTCATTAATTCGTTTAAAGTTACCTGTCCGCTTGCCTGTCATGGCGAAGAATCGGCCAGCCTGATACATTTCAATGTTGCCTTTACGTCGGCGGTCACCAGGAATTTCACCCTTCACAATAATGTGAAGGCCCTCGCCTGACATCGAAGTCTCGGCGTACGACTCTGTGTGGCTTAAGAAGTCGCTAACAACGTTCTCATCGTCGTCACCTTGGCGCCAGCGGTGTAAGTCAACTGCCACATGGTCGATGTCAATGCCCGCATAACCGTTAGCAAAGAAGAACCCTAAGCCGTCTAGCTTAAACTCATCTAATGCCTTAAGTGCTGTTTCAAAATCAACCCAAGTCGTTGGATCATTACTCTTGGCATCACTGCCATCAATGGCGGATTTCGGAAACTTGTTAAATTTCTGTTTAGCTTCCTGCCACTCTCTTTTGTACAAGCCCCATTGCTTAAGGGCTTTTAGCTCGTCCGGTATTAACTCGTAAGCCATTCATGTGTGCCTCCTAGATTAAAATGGTAAATCGTCATCTGATACATTAGGCGCTGATGTATTGTTTCCTGAAAATGGGTCGGCACCACTAGTCTCTTTGAATTGATGGTTGCTTTGTGGGTAATCTGACTTGCTAAAATTCCATGGTGCAACCCGATTAACATCGTTAACATTGCCGTTATATTCATTTTTTTCTTTCTTAACGTACACTTTGGCAACTTTGCCAGATAGAACGTTTAAAAAGTCTTCAATGGAATTAATCTGTGTGCCTTCTGGCACTCCGATTGCATCTAAAATGTATTGGAACCCTTGCATGTCATATTGATTAGTTTTTTTGCGTTTCCAGTTGGCCATGAATACATGGCGATTGTGGTATTTCTTATTGGTTTCAGCCAATGAAGGCACACCATCTAAATCGTTCCGCACGATCAAATCAATTTGTAAGGATTCAGCACCACTTTTTGTTGAGGTTTCTTGTGCTTTAGCAATAATCATTTCGTAGTTACCTGTTGGTAATACACCGTAATCGTTTGATTTGTTCTCTGTATAATCTGTTGTTAAAAATGCCATTGTTATTTCGCTCCTTTAATTAATCCTTTATTTTTTGCTTGGAAATAAATCCAGCCTTGCTTGTATCCACGGGCTTTTGCGTAAGCCTTTAGCTCTTCATAACTTTTTAATTCACTTATTTTTTTGGTCACAATATAATCGGCTTGTAGTTTAAAATTGCTTTCAATCTTTTCAATACGCGCCTTTTCATCAACTTTAATTTCAGTCTGAACAACCTCGACTTCATGTCCACATAATGGACAGTTTTTTGATTGCGCTGGGATCACCGCGAAACAAAACGCACATTGTTTGATTGGTGTCTCAACCGCGGTGTTAGTTGATTTCTTTTTCTTCTCACGGTCTTTTAATGTCCATTTATGTGGCGTGTTGGGTAATCCGAATCGCGTGTAATTAGCTGCGTGGTCTATAATTATTCCAATCTTTCCAGGAACATATCTCATACAACGCATACTAGCTTGTATATTAAAAACTAAGCTCTTTGTCGGGCGTGCGACAATACAACATTCACATTCATTTACAGAAAAACCTTCGTCTACCAGGCTAACGTTACATAAAACTGTTATTGCACCACTTCTAAATTTACTCATGATACAATCACGCTCAATTTTCGGTGTTTTCGAATCAGCGTGCATAGCTGGTATTCCAGCATCTTTAAATGCCTTAGCGATCTTTTTGCTATGTTTAATATCGTGTGCATAAACAATCGTTCGCTTGCCACTTGCCTTTTCTTTCCATGTTTTTACAATATCGCCATAAAGATTTGGCTTCATTGCTTCGGTTATAGAGTTGTTAGTATAGTCGCCAGTGCTTGACTTCTTTAACTTAGCGTCATTAAACGTAGTAACACTATAATATTTATATGGCGCTAAACGATGATTTTTAATTAGCCATTCAACATCTGGACCAATAACCATATCGTTATAAACATCGTCAAACCCTTCTCCGCTCATCCGCCAAGGACTTCCAGAAAAACCAAGCCGAGGAATGTCATTATAGTAATTGAATATTTTCATATAAGTTTTTGCCTTACTATGCTGTGATTCGTCGCATATTATCAGCGTTGGCTTTGGTAGTTTTCCCAAGCGATTGACGACTTTTCCAACCGTCATTATTGTTGTATGTTTCATGTCGACGCTTTGTTTTTCAAACGATTCTCTTATTTGATTAACCAGCTCCTGCCTGTGAACGAAGAACAAAACGTGACCGTTTTTTTGCGTTGCAAGCCTAGCTATTTCTGCAATAACAATGCTTTTTCCTGATCCTGGTGGAGCAACAATCAACACACCTTTACTTCCTTTAGATAACGATAATCGCGCTTTATCAACTAAACGCTGCTGATAGTCATATAAGTTATACATATGCTAAATACTTCTTCTCGAAACGCTGTCTTTCTTGAACAGCTTCTTGCTTTGTGTCAAAAGTTCTTCTCAAGACTTGTTGATGATTAAATCTCATAGATGCAACCCATTTGTTTTTGCTTTTGTCGAACGATATGCCTCTAATTCCACTTTTGTTATCAGACCTAATATTTTTAGAAATATAACATTTTCTAGGGCGTCTGTTGTTGGCTTGAACTTTTGCGGTTGTCCAGCGACAATTCGTTGGTTCATAATTACCATTAACGTTGATACGATCTATTGATAGACCGTCTGAATAGCCATTTGTGATTGCCCAATTGAAGAACGATCTACTATTATTTTTCCAATCAGAACAAATTGTTATTCCACGCCCCCCATAATTTTTATAATCCTTACAGTGAGAGTTTAAACAGCGTTGTTTCATGCTTTCATATACATAACAAAGCTTTGTGGAAGACATTCCATGTTTGTAAAGTCTTTTGGAAGCCATCTCATCATGTAGACAACCACATGATTTTATTTTTCCAGCTCGTACATCTGCGCCAGATGCAATCGTTTCTTTTCCACAGTCACATTGGAATAGCCAATAAGCTCTAGTTGACTTAGAAGGCCTTCGAGAATTATCCATTTTTATCGCTACTAATCTGCCGAATCTTTGGCCAGTTATATCAATCATCTTCACCATTATCATCACCACCAAACTTAAAGAGTTCTTCAATTGTGCTAGCTTTCCGGCTATCTAAGCGATTTTTGGCAAAAATACCGTCATCACCTTCTAAAATAACGCCCCGTTTCTGTGTGTCCGGATTAAGCATCATGCGCCCCACAACATCAGTCAGCCCCATAAATGTGCTACGAACACTAGTCCTAAGTTGTGGTGAATACTGGTTAAATTGTTGACCAGTCATTGACGTGATTTCATATTGATCTTCCCAAGCCGTTACTAGAATATTGACCGGTAATTTATAAAATGCATCGATCACGCGGATAAAGTAGTTAGTCCAGCCGGAATAGTCTTGCAGCTCGTTACGAATACCACTCTTAGAGTTGCGTCCCTGTTCAATGAACCAAGACTTTTCTAGTGATGAAACATTGTCTAATACTAGGTTCGAATAGCCGTTTAATTCACTAGGTAATTCCTTTAATAATCTGGTAAGTTCTTTGGACGGGTTAGCCTTGTCAAACTCTTCGGCGTCAATATTGGTACCACTCAATACCTTTTCAGAGTTATCAAACGGAACCACCAAAGTTTTACCCTTCATAAATTTGGCTGCGCTAGTCTTACCGATACCAGGTTTGCCGTAAATCATGACCCTAAATAAATCAGTCTTATTAGTATCCTTTAATGAATGAATTGCCATCTAATTACCCCCATTCGATTCTGGTTTCTCGCGTTAATTTCGCACCTGTAACTGGCTTACCGGCTTTTAAGTCAGTCTTTAATCTAGCTTTGTCTAATTCGTATTTTTGTCTGAAATAAAACGCCGGAATGTCCTTTTCATCAATTATATTTGCCTTTTCTGGATTATTTTTAATCCGTACAGGCATAATTGGATCGTCAATCTTTTTGATGCCAGCCGTGTCCATTGCATACATAGCATGTTGCTTGATTGCAAGGATTGCCTTTTTAGTTCTCTTATTCCGTTCAGATAACTGTTTAATTGCTTCTGCCCGTGCTTCCACATCGGCTTCAAGGTTTTTAACCACATAGCCTGAATTAACGGCCTTACTTTCTAAATCTGCCTTAATTGCGTCGAATGTGTCTGCTGCTTGTGTTTCATCAATTTCGCCGCTCTCTACTAATTGTTGTAGTTGAGCAAAATCGCCTGTTAATTTATAGATGCTAGCCATGTTGCGCCTCCAGTGTTATAATTTCTGTATAAATTGTTTTGTTCTTGGCGTTAATCGTTGTCGCGATTAGCGCTTTTTTTGTGCTCAATCAACCGCAACACCTCCCATAGTTAGAAGAAAGTCGCGTTCATCCCCTTCACAGATAATGTAACCATCGAATATAATGCGCGAGTCTGATTCGAAAACTGACCGACCAGCGTAGTCATAGCCGATTAATTTATTCTCCCTATCTGTGGGCGTTAAACGATCGCGTTCCGCTTGATTGGCGAAGTTGTCATTCATTTGAAAAACTCCTTGTGGTTCAATCCCACATAAGTGGCAAATGATCCGATAATTAAAAGTGTCACTGGAAATTGCATAAAATTCGGGATATATAATCCTAAAATAATGCTGCTGATACATGTCATATATAAATTCTTATTCATTTGATTACCTCCTTCATGATTCTTGCGAAGTTGTTCCGCATAAACTTGGTGAATCCTAGTGATTCAATACGATACTTTGAGCCGCCATATGGGTAGTAAACGCAACCGCCGTGATCTATATCAAGCTGTGGTTTAAATACCATCAAGACCTTGTACAAGTCCTTCTTAGTTAGGCCAGCAACTTCGGCTGCTTTACCAACTTCCCAGATAACTTGCTTATCAGCTTCGAGTTGTTCACGTTTTTCTGTTTCGATAATCTCGTAGCCGTCAGGCAATGTGATTGGGACGGTTACGGTTAATTGGTTCATTGTTATGCCTCCTTTATTTTTTAATATTTAACTCCTTATAAATCTTTTCGCGAATACGAATCGACTTAGGACTCATATCGCCTTTAATTGCTCGATTAACCTGAGGAGTGCTTTTTTCTCTGATTAATTCGGTCAATTCTTTCTGGCTCATATCCTTATTTAATAAAGCCGTCTTGATTTCTTTTTCAACCTCTTTAGCAGAGATAAGTAAGGCTTGTTCGTTCATTTGGTTTCCTCCTTTGTAATTTATTCATCAAGTTATTGTTTTTTCTACCATTTGTGATAAAATAAGTTCATACGAAATAATCCAATAAAAACAATTCAACTTCCGTTCCTCGCCAAAGTAACGTTATGAAGCTGTCGGTTTTTTATTGCTTAATTACTTGATGAATTCATTATCTATCATTCGTGATAAAATATCAAACCATTTTAACCACTTGTGATAAAAATGATCATCAATATTCTTTAGGAGTGTTGATATGACAGTGCTAGAACGTGTTAAAAAACTTTCAAAAAAACAAGGACTATCTTTACAAACGGTTGCCGAAAGAGCCGGAATTGGAAAAAACAGTATCTATCGTTGGAGTACGAAAACTCCCAGCACCGAAAACTTGCAAAAAGTTGCATCCGTCTTAAATACATCGGTCGCATTTTTGCTTGGAGAAATTGATAACGGATCACTTGATATTGCAAAAAAAGAAGTAGATATTGAAGACCAAAATATAATTATGACTTACGAAGGCAAGCCCATTCCCCCTGAGGATCTAGAAATTATGAAAAGATTTTTAAACGGGGGAACGGGGAATGACAGAAAATAATTCAGAAATTATGAATTGGCTTCTCAATTACGCTTTTGATAACGGAATAAGTTTATTGTTTATGCGATTAGATCCTTACACACCACCAGCAACAAATGTACACACGAAAAGAATTTTAATGAATAATAACTGGCATAACAAAGATGAATTGCCGATGCAATTTGCGCACGAAATTGGGCACGTTATGTTAGAACAAGAATCTTCCGGGTTGTTATATTACACACCATCTAAGTTTGGCATGGAATTTGAAGCTAACAAATATGCTGTAAACTTACTTCTGCCATTTTATATGGAGGATAAAGAGTCTCAACAAGTTAACATGTATGATTTTATGGACTGCTTCTCTGTTCCCTACCATTTAGAAGAAGCTGTTACAGAAGCTATTAGAAACTACTAAAAAAGCCCTATCGAATCGTGGGGATTCAATAGAGCCTGTGTATAGTTATGAATGCAACTACAAATATATTTTATCATATTGGAGGAGTATTTGTGGTTAAGATGAGGTATTTATTTATGGTTGCTATGGCAAGCTTAGGGCTACTCACTGCCTGCGGTAATCAAAGCGAACACAATAATTCAAGCAGCGAACAAACATCGAAGAAAACATCATCGCTTGAAAATGCAAAAATGAACGTTGATGGATTGTTTTCAGATTCGAAACACACTGAGTTACTGGAAGGTACAACTTATAAACAAATTAAATCAGTATCTAAAGAAGTATCAAAACTACCTAACTCAGAAGAAAAAGAAAAACTATTAAAAGATATTTTAACAGCTCAAAAATTATGGCCCGACTTTGTTAATAAAACCAATAAAAAGAATTCTGAATCTATTAAAGCTTCTGAATCAAAAGCTAATTCAAAGAGTGAGTCGGAAAAAATAAAATCCGAAAGTGAATCTGCCGCTAAAAAAGCAGCTCAAGATTCCGCAAGTAAAGCCACTTCTGAATCTATTCAAGCTAAAGAAGCAGCTAAGACAGATGAAGAAAAAACAGCTGATAAATTGGAAAAGAATGTGCTTTTTGGTTATTTAGATAAGAACAAAGCTACGGAAGTAAATTCTAGTTATTATCAATTAAAAGATTTTGATTACGCACATGTGGGCATTGGAGATCACGATATAATAAAATCTGTCAAACTCGACTTTAAAGATACACCACTTATGAATAAGGACGAAGCTGTCGAATACGTTCAGAGTTTTACCGCCGACGATGCAACTAAGGCGAGCGAACGTGACGGCAAATCGGATTACTTCCACTCCAATAAAACTGGATTAGATTATTTGGTTCGATACACAACTAACGACGATGGTATATCGCTAGTTTTAATTTATCCTAAGCAATAATCGGAGGAGTACTCATGAGAGACTTAAAAGAGTGGTCACAGATAGGTCAACAATTAGCTGACCAAGGTACACCTTTATTCTGCCCTAAATGTAATTTTAATTTGAAAGGCGAAAGATTTTGTCCTAATTGTAATACGAAAATTGTGTATCCAGGCGAAAATTCAAATGACTCAATTAACAAGATGATAAAATTTGGAGATAGAATGAATAAAGCTGGCAACTCGATGAGCAATTTCGGAACATCGATGACGATTGGATGCACAATACCGGTACTGATCATTATATTGATAATATTATTTTTATAATTCTAAGTTCAACCATCGGATAAGCCGACAGCAAGTGCAAGTCTTGCTGGTTGATTTGCAATAAAAAAAGGCACATCCCCCGTCGCCAAACAGATGGATGTGCCTAATCAAAAAAAGGTACGCATTAGCGCACGCTATTTGTGTACCCTATTTTAACAGATAATAGGAGGATATTACAATGGCACAAATTTTTAAACGCGGCAGCGTCTGGGCTTATCGTGTTTGGATTGACTCAAAACATAGTAAGTCAAAAGGCGGTTTTAAGCGAAAATTAGATGCTCAACGAGCTGCCACCGAACTGGAAGACAAGAAAAATAAGAACCTCTTGTCTGTCAATGAGGGCATTTCTTTTCCAGACTACTTCCAAGACTGGATTAATACTTATAAAATCGGTCGTCTTGATCGCACAACGGAATCTAAATATTCATCTGCTAGTCGGGTGATTAACGATTATTTCAGTGGCGTCGCCTTAAAGGATGTTACAACGGCTCAATACCAGAAAATGCTTGATGATTACGCCAAGCATCATGCGAAAGACACAACGCGCAGGCTTAACAGCTACGTCAAGAAATCAGTTAAATATGCTATAAATGATGGTTTGCTATTCCGTGATTTCACTTTTGGCGTAATTATTGACGGTGCCGAATCAAAAGATGAAAGTTTAAAATTCCTTGAGCTTAACGAAGCTGAACAATTAAAACGAATCTGTTTGGGCACGTGGTCCATACTATCAGTTACACGTGCTGAAATTTTATTTGGGTTGCTGACAGGCTGCAGGTATGGTGAAGTCACAGGTTTAACATGGGACTGTGTCGACTTCAAAAACAATACAGCCACAATTAACAAGTCCTACGACTACGTTTCACGGTCAGGTTTTAAACCTACTAAAACAGAATCATCTAACCGAACAATATCAATTACCAAAGCAACCGCTACAATGCTTAAGAAGCTTCAATTCCAGCAGAGAAAGCTATATTTAAAGCAAGGATTCGATAATTCTTGCAATCAGGTATTCATTAATAATCGCCACCAAGTTCCAAGTAGTAACGCTGTTAATAAGACGCTCGCATCAATTCTAAAAGAAATAGATGCTAATAACATCATCACGTTTCACGGATTGCGACACACTCACGCTTCAATGTTGATCGCGCAAGGAATATCAATCGACTATATATCAGAACGCCTAGGGCACTCCAATGTTACAATGACCTACCGTGTTTATGCTCATCTCTTAAAAGAAACTCGTGAAAAAGAAGATGAAAGTGCTATTCAATTTTTAAGTAATTTATGA